TCCTAGATGCACACGTGACTAAGGTCCATGGCATCGAGTTCCCAGTCTATTCCCACAAGCTCAAGACCGCAGGCACCGTCGACTTCTTTTGTGAGTGGGACGGTAAGAAGACAGTCCTCGACTTCAAGACATCATCGAAAGCCAAACGTGAAGATTGGATCGAGGGCTACTTTATCCAAGCGACCATCTACGTGATGTGCCTGTGGGAGATCTACGGCATCAGGGTTGAGCAGATCGCTGTTCTGATCGCCGTGGAGCATGATCAGCCCCAATTGTTTGTGAAGGACCCAATGGACTATATGCCACGGGCCCTTCACATGTTCAAAGCATATCACGCTGGCAAGCGCGCCAACTAGAGTTTGGTGATTTTCTCAGGCTCGGCCAGAGTGATCGAACCACCACCACCCCAAGTCATCCAGCGCTTCAGGGTATAAGCCTTGTTGATGACCTGTTCAAGGGTCCCCTCGAAGTAACCAAGAAGCGGTTCGTGGTGGTATCCACCCATGTCGCAGTTGGCGTCTTCACCCTTGACACACCAGATGCCATATTTCGAGAGATCGTATTTCTCGAGCAGTCGTTTGCCACTGTAAGTGCGGCCGAAGTGGAACACGTGGTCCGACTTGGCCCGGAAAGCCTCGTCGGCGCGGAGAGCGTCGATCTCGTTGTCGTAGGTTTTGCCGTCGTCCGATTGGAACGCGGTCTTCATAACTTGAACGGTCTTAACCATTGGTCTTCCTTGTTGCGGTGTAAACACCTTTGCGATAATCAAGTCCAAGATCATAGAGAGTCTTGACACGGGCAGTCCGGTTTTCACCTTCGACCCAAGTCCAGCCTTCGGCATCCCGCACTTTGAGCAGGAGGTCGGCAGCGATACGGGCTCGAATGACCTTTTTCATAATTTCATAATACGAAGTGTGGCAATTAAGTACACACATCTTTTCGTTGTACAAGAATATGGAATGTCGTACTATAAGAGTATGACCAGACGATTCGCACCCATCGATTCCATCATCCCGATCACTGATCGGAACCGGAACGAACTGATGCCTCGCCACGAGATGGCGCACCACACAGTAGCCTATCTTAAAGGCCACAACGGCCACTATTATCTGGTCACCCCGTGGCGCTATGGAGCTCCCTACATCATCCGGCTTTACACGAAAAATCAGATTCGTGAATCCAACGTGTTGCAGGTGAACCTCGACCGTTCTGAGGTTCTCGACTGTGATGGCCGCCTGACTCGTCAGGCTCAACGTGAGTTTATGATGGCTGTGAACGATCACCGTGCCTTTCACTATGTTCCGAAGGTGGTGGATAGCCAGCGGCTGTCCTGCTACCGCTGGGAGGCTGCCTTCCACCACGAGATGCTGGAGACCACTGGCAAGCATCATGGCTTCACCACGATCGAGAACTGTGCCAAGTATGTAGAGATCATCCTGCAAAAGGAAGGGGTCACCAAAATCCCCGAGATCAAATATACCAAGCGTGGCAGCACCTCGTGCGCTTGGGGTGATTGGAAACTCAAGTTCCTCGTCAACTCGGATAACAAGGTTGCCGTAGATACGATCATCCACGAGTTGGCTCACATCATCGACTCGTCGCGTGGTCGGAGCCGTGCTGCTGAGGCAGGTCATGGTCCGAAGTTCATCGGCATCTACATCGACCTCCTTGTTCGCTATCTGAGTGTCGATCGTGATTTCCTCGAGCGCACTGCTCGGCAACACGGTCTCCGCATTGACTATGATCGTGCGGTTATGGCAAAAGCAGCCTGACCGCACTTTTTAGTGTTCTTATTTGTGCAATGTCTTATTATAAGAGAGTAAGACAGAAACAAGGAAACTAACATGCCCCGTGGCGTCCCTCGCGCTGGTTTTCGTAACACGAAGAACCGCAAAGCCGCAACCACCACTACGAGCGTTCCGGACACCTTTGAGAGTGTCGAGACGTTCGAGCAAGCCGAGCTCCGCATCCGCGAGCGCTTCGAGGTTCTGGACGAGTTCGTTCAAGACTCGATCAACGGCGATGTCACCAGCCTGATCGTCTCGGGTCCTGGCGGCCTCGGCAAGTCCTTCCGGACTCACAAGGCCCTGAAGGATTGGGATGCTCGCAAGCAGAACCACTCGGTCACCAAGGGTTACTGCAAGGCCACCGGCCTCTACCGTCTGCTCTGGAAGCACCGTGCTCCCGGTCAAGTCATCTGCTTCGATGACTGCGACTCGGTTCTGTTCGACGAGACGGCTCTGAACTTCCTGAAGGCCGCCTGCGATACCTCGGCTCAACGCATCATCAGCTACTCGGCTGAATATGACATGTTCGATGAGGAAGGCGGCGAGAACATTCCCCGCGAGTTCCAGTTCGAAGGCACGATCATCTTCATCTCGAACATCGACTGGGATGCCCAAGTCGACAAGGGCTCGAAGCTGGCTCCGCACCTCGGCGCCATGATCAGCCGGTCGCACTACATCGATCTTGGTCTGAAGACGAAGCGTGACCTTCTCATCCGCATCAAGCACGTCATCGAAGACGGCGCTCTCGATGAGATGGAACTGTCGGCTGAAGAGCAGGACGATGTGGTCGGCTTCATCAACGAGAACGCTGATCGTCTCCGTGAACTGTCGGTCCGCATCCTGCTGAAGGTCGCCACTCTCCGCAAGGTCAACCCCAAGTGGGAGCGTGCGGCCAAAGTCAGCTGCTGCCGCTAGGAGACCATAAATATGCTCAGTCAACCGAGGAGTGCACGTATGGTCGAAGCTGACATCAATCCGTACGGAACGGACATCGTCGACGTTCTTGAAGACGAGATCACCATGCTCTTGAAAGAGCTTGAGTACCATAAGAAAATGTCGAAGGTGAAAGTGAAAGGCCCCAACATCCATAAAAAGATGTTGGTCGCCAAAGAGCGGAGCATGCGCCGGCTGCTCGACCTTCATCCGGATGGCGAGGAGTTCCTGTTTGACCTCTAGCAATGATTATGTCTGGTTTGACCCTTTCGAGCAGAGAACCAAGATTGAGCATGCTAGAGCCGCTCTAACATCGCTCCAAGAGGCTGAGAAGGCCACACTGAGGCAAATCCCCAGCTTCCGGAAGGCCCGCATCGGCGTTAGCGAGGAAGCAATCCAGACCCTCGGGTTTGCCATTCATCTCCTGCCTAAATAAAGTGTGTACATAAATGCAGGACTTCGTATTATAGGAATATAACCTGGATACGAAAAATGTTTGATGCTAAGTTTCTTGCCAAGGATTTTGTCGGTGGAAAACTGCCGACCAAAGTCGGTGAAATCGCCAAAGTCAAGGAGTTCTTCGGTCAGAAGAATGCCAAAGTCCGCGTTGTCGAACTGTGGGGTTCTTCGGTTCTGGCGAGTCTCCTGTGAATCGCTATCGGTCAACCCTCGTAAATCCTGAGGGCTACCGTCTATCGGCCACCCTGCCTTCCGACGGTGCGCCTCTTTGGCGTCAGCCGGGTGAGACTGCAGAGGCTTGGGCCAACAACCATCCCCATCATTCCAAGCACGGTCCTTGGACCGTCGTTGAAACGGATCGAGCTGCATAATGTTTCGCAAAAAGTATCCCTACGTCGTTGAGCTGCTTCATAGCGGCCATCATCCCTACGTTTCTGATCCCACCTACGACATGTTCGAGGGGATCAAGCAGGAACAGGTTCACGTGATGGCTACCGGCTATGACGATGCCGCTAAGAGAGCATTCCGTGAGTCAAAAGTCCGGTCGTGGAGAACCACGGTTTGGACTGTTCGCCATAAAGAAGCAGGTGAGCATCTGCTTCCGGGCCGGAAGGCCGACCATTATAAATGTGGCCAACGCTGAGATTTGCAGTTATCGAAGTGATAACGTTTCATGTTAGGTCCCGCTCCTGTCTTTCCACAGACGGTGCATACTTGATCAGGAAACCTTCTACCTCGATTTGCTAATCCAATAGCTTCTTTAGCTGCTTCTGACAAAGTTTTATTTTGTTGCGAAGCCAACCAAGTAGGATGATTTCTTCGTTTTTCAGTCATGGACTTACGTGTCTCGAGAGACATTTTAGCTCCGGTTTTTGACTGACTAATCTTTAACTTTGTTTCTTCAGAAAAGATCTGTTTGGCTCTTGCCTTCTTCATCTTTTCTTTGGTTTCCTCTGAGTGTTTCATCCCTGTCATGCCTCTAGATTGTGGTCTGTTTTTAAGGTATGATTCTTTGAGCCAACCATAGAGTCTATTCGATGACCTCTTTCCTTTTGGGCCAATAGTCATCATATAGGCTGCGTATTTAAGACCATGATGGTCTGGATAGATCTTGACTAAAAGCTGATGCGCCACGTAGTGCTGCCTCGCTGATAGATCAATAAGATTGTCCTTACCATTACCGCCGCCTAAGCATCGAGGAAGGACGTGGTGTCTTTCTTTTGGACCAACAACTGGGTGTGATCTAGCTGATTCTATTAGAGCGTCGTAGATTCTTTGATAGTTCATTTATTTCTCTCCTTTTATATTTATGAAAGCAAGTAGTCACTATGTGGCAAGAACGTAAAAAAGCAGTCTATTGTGATATGGATGGAACGCTGGCAAATTGTGAGCACCGTCGCCATCACGTAGAAGTCAACAACTGGCCTGGTTTCTTCGAAGGTATGTGCGATGACGCTATCATCACCCACACCGAAGAGGTCCTGCGCGCTCTGCACGCAGCTGGCTATGCAATCATCATTGGTTCGGCTCGGCCCGACGAGAACAACTATCGTCAGATGACCACTGAGTGGCTGGATCGTCACAACATTCCATATTCGGCAATCTACCTGCGTAAGGGCGGGGACTATCGCAAGGATTCGATCGTCAAGATCGAGCTGCTAGAGCAGATGCTGGAAGACGGCTGGGATATTCAGTTCGCCCTGGATGATCGCGATCAGGTGGTTAAGGCGTTTCGTGAATATGGCCTGCCGGTGCTGCAGGTGAACGAAGGCGACTTCGATAACCGCCAGTCGCGCTACGTGCGTGACAATCAGGGCAAGGAAATGCTGCACATGATGATCGGCCCTTCGGGTGCCGGTAAGTCGACTCTGATCAAGCAGCGCTACCGTCCTGAGGACGTGGTCTCGTCTGACCAAGTCCGTCGTGATCTGTTCGGTTCGCATGACGCTGCTCATGTCCACAATCCTGACAATCTGGCTCTGACGTGGGCTTACACCCACAAGCTGGTTCAGGCTCGGATGGAGTGTGGTCTGTTCACCGTTCTGGACTCGACTGGACTGCGCCGTAAGGACCGCCTGTCGGTTCTGGAACTGGTTCCTCATGGGTATCTGGTCCGCTATGTCGTGGTCGACCGTGACTATGACGAGAAGATCAAGGACCGCGACTGGCGTCCTGTGGCTCTGATCGACAAGCACCATCAGGCCATGAAGTCGGCTCTGAAGGATGTCATGAAGGCGGATGGCTTCGGCCATATCGTCGTGGAAGACACGCGTAAGAAGCGCTGAAACTGGTGGTGATCATAAATAGGTCACCACCTCTTCCAAGGAATCCACAATGCGCCCTATCAAAGCAGTCCTATATGAAGCAGCAGCATCTGGCTCTATCAAAGAGCTAAGGGCTCGTCAGGCAGCTTCTCTGGCAGCACATCACAAGCTCCATGCAGAACTTGAAGCTCAGATTGTTGCGATCAGGAAGAAGCAAGGCACTAAACTCAAGGCTCCGGACTACTCTGGATACCATGAGGCAGGGCGAGACGCTGATCGCCGTCGAGGCTAATAGCCTCTCTTATTATGAGGAAGTGAATGCAGCCGACACATCCGTTTCAGACGGACAAATGGTTATCACCGCATCTCGCGGTGTCAGCCTCTTCCATGTACCGGTCATTTCAAAACGAGACGACACTATTTCTAGAGGAGGTCACTCCCTTCTTGCAAGAGATAAGAGCGCTCTTCCCAACCTTAAAGAGAGAACCGACTGTTCGCGTATGTCACATACGCTGGAACACGGGCATGTTTTACGGGGTCTGGAATCCGCCCGTACTCATGATAGACGCTCGTCTAAAGCTTGCTGAAGCTATTGAGACCCTCATCCATGAATATGTCCACGCCGAACAGTGGGATCGTGGTGACATTGTATTCCATGGCGGAGAGATCTATTGGAAACAATCAATGTTGATCCAAGACGCAGTAGCCCACGCTAGGTCTGAAGACGCTTATAAAGCTCTTCCTTGGGAACAAGAGGCATATGAGCGTGCTGCGATGCTATATCACAAACATTTTGACTACCGCCTATAATAGTTGTGTACCTATTTTCCTGATCTTTGTATTATGAGAATAACTGTAACGGAGATTATATCATGTCCCACGAAATTGAATTCCAAGACGGCAAAGCCCAAATGGCATGGGTTGGTCAGGTTCCTTGGCACGGCCTCGGTACCAAGGTTGATCCGGACCTTACTCCAGATGAGATGATGACCGCAGCTGGTGTTGATTGGTCAGTCCGCAAGGAACCGGCCTTCATTGAACTGGAAGGCAAGCGCATCGACATCGGCCGTTCGGCTCTCGTGCGTGACACGGATGAGCGAGTCCTTGATGTTGTGACCAACGACTGGGAACCGCTGCAGAATGCTCAGGCATTCGAGTTCTTCAACGAGTACATTGTTGCCGGTGACATGGAGATGCACACGGCCGGCAGCCTGAAGGGTGGTCGTATCGTCTGGGCTCTTGCCAAGACCAAGGAATCCTTCAGTCTCTTCAACGGTGACACGGTCGAGAGCTATCTCCTGTTCACCAACCCTCACCAATTCGGCAAGTCGATCGACGTTCGATTCACCAACACTCGAGTGGTCTGCAACAACACGCTGACCCTGTCGCTGAACAGCGCCAGCTCGAACATGGCTCGCATCACTCACCGCAACGAGTTCGACGCGGATGCCGTCAAGGAGACGATGGCTATCTCGAGCCGCAAGCTGTCGGACTACAAGGAGATGGCTGAGTTCCTCGGTTCGAAGCGTTACGACAAGGAAAACATCGTCGAGTACTTCCAGCGTGTGTTCCCCGTCCTGTCCTCGAAGGAGGACGGTGGCAAGAAGGTCCTGTCGAAGAATGCCGGCATCGCCCTCGAACTGCTCGAGCAACAGCCCGGCTTCCAGTATGCACCGGGCACCTTCTGGTCGGCGTTCAATACCGCCACGTTCATGACCAACCACGTTCTCGGCCGTAGCCGTGACAACCGTCTGCAGTCGCTGTGGTACGGTGCAAACAAGAACCTCAACGTGTCGGCTCTGAAGACCGCCGTTGAAATGGCGGAGGCTGTCTGATGAGCTATAAACGCTGCATTGAGACCTTCATAGATTGGAAAAACTCTCCATATCTCGAGAGCTCGGATGTGCAGCTCCTGAGGGAGTTCATTTGTGATGTCTACGAGAAGGATGATCAACAATTCATTGATTCAGTCAACCGCGTCATTGAGAAAGAACCAGCATGACCGACACATATACTCAATGCAAACTCGTCCGTGAGGGATCTACTCAGGTCTCATGGATCCCATCGCGTGGTGCTATCCTTGGCAAGTTCGTCGAGGTGAAACCAGAAAATGATCGATGGGAAGTCACTGAGATCTATGGCACTCAGCCTGAGGCCACGATCCGAGACAACGAGCGCAATCACGTCAATCATCGTAAGGCGACTGACGTCTAACCCATTCGAGCACCAATGGTGCCCGGATATTTGTAACAATGGAGAAGAGACTATGAATAAACTCACAATGCTTGGTGCAGCTATCGCTGTAGCCCTGATGGCTTCGGCTGCTTCGGCTCAAGAAATCGGCCTGTCTGTCGGTTCAGTTGAAGGTCGTGACACTGTCGTGGCCGCCAGCTATTCGCCGGCTGTCACTGGACCTTTCAACACGCAGGTCGAGTTCACCTATGACACGCTGGTTGGCGACAACTCGTTTGATGCTGACCTCGTCGGTGTCAACCTGGTTCGGGCTGTCAGCCTGACTGATCGTCTGTCCGTCTACGGCCTCGGCGGCGTTGGCTATGCGTGGACCAACGTTGAAGACCGTGCCACCTATACGTATGGTGCCGGCGTTTCGTATGATCTGACTGACAACCTGCGTCTCGATGCACGTGTCCGTGAGGTCGAAGCCTTCGACAGCAACACCGATGCCTTTACGGTTTCGACTGTTGGTTTCGTCGCCCGCTTCTAAGACTACATGAGCGGCGGGGTTCTTAACGGGACCTCGCCGACTCTCATATTGGGACTACATTATGTTTGACCATGCACCTACCTACGTAAACCGTAGCCAACACACCTCTATTCGGGTGGAGCAACAGCCTCATGATGCAGCTGATGCTGCTCGATTGCATGGTGAGATGCGTGAAAATGTTCTCAAAGAGATCATTCAACGCATCCCCATCCTCGCAAACACTTTCAAGTGCGAGGTTATGGAGATGCCATCAATGGGTCGTGAGTGTTACCTCATTGTGTTTGATCTAAATGGCCAACGTATTCGCCTTGAGTATGAGCCCGATTATAGTGTTCAGACTCGCGACGATCTGATTATAGGATTGGCTACCAAGATTAGCAATGCTGTCGCTGTTGAAATGCTCATCCCCCTTCTTAATGAATCACCACTAAGGTATGCAAAACTATGATTGGTTCGACACTCTATACGACAGACTCCAAGGGTAAGACCCGTTGGTGGAAGATGGAACAAGATGGTCCGAGGTTCCGTACGGTCTCCGGCCTCCTCGATGGCAAGGCCGTTGAGTCTGAGTGGACCGAGTGCTTCCCAAAGAACGTGGGCCGCGCCAATGCCACCACTGCCGAAGAACAATGCTCGGCTGAGATCCTGAGCCTTTACACCAAGAAGCTGGATCGCAAGTACCACACTGCCGAGGACTTCAAGGCTGCTGGATCTTCTGCCGGCTATAAGTTCCAAGGTCCGATGCTCGCCACCAAGTATGAGAGCTTCCCAGGTGTGTGCTATTCGCAGCCTAAGCTTGATGGGTATCGCTCGACTGCTGATGCCACCGCAGGTCTGTTGAGCCGTCAAGGCAAACCGTGGCGCCATGACCATATTCTGGATGCGCTGGCTCCTGTCTTTGCTGCATTCCCAGGCATCGTGCTAGATGGTGAGCTGTATAACCACGACCTTAAGGATGATTTCAATGAGCTCGGCAGCCTTATCAAGAAGGATAAGAGAACGCCTGAGCAAGATGCCAAGACTCGTGAAGTCGTGCAGTACCACGTCTACGACATTCTCGATGTCGGTGACATGCTGCGAGAGACTCCTCACAAGTTCTTGGTCCGTTCATTCCTCCTAGCCAAAATCAAAGAGCTTGTCGGTGATGGATGCATCAAGTTTGTGTCGACCGAAGAGGTCAGCAATGCCGACCACCTCGACGAACTGTACGCGCAATACATGCTCGACGGCTATGAGGGTCAGATGGTTCGCCTCAACACCCTCTACGAGGGCAACGGTAAGCGATCCAAGGGCCTCATGAAGCGCAAGGAGTTCTTTGATGAGGAATATGAAGTCATCGAAGTCCATGAAGGCAAGGGCAACTGGGCAGGTCACGCAAAGGCTGTGACCTTCAGGATGCCCGATGGCCGAATGACCGAGAACGGTGAACACCCGAAGGCCGGCATCAAGGGAACTAAGGAGTTCGCCAAAGAACTGCTGACCAACTGGAGAAAGTATGAAGGCGTGACTATTCGTTCCTTCATCAAGACCCCGGCTGGGATCCCACGCTTCGGTGTTGCCTATGGATGGCACGAGAGCCTAGAGTTCAGAGGATAAGAACAAGATTAAGGTCAGTTGTGAACACGAAATGGTTCCATCTGCCTATGTACATTATTATACCGGCGAGGTATAAATAAGCTACCAGTGAGAAATCGCTGTACGATATTCGATGAAGCCATCGAGTTGTTGGTAAGACCGGGGTGCGATTCCCCGCGCCTCCACCATAACCACATCATTCCGAGTGGATGGGAGTTCAATCTCCCCTAAAGCTTCAGGGCTGCGGCCTTGAGATCAGACGGACGAAAGTTCTCATAGCTTGGTTCAGGCTGCGCTATGACAGATGACGAAAGTCATGCTGACCTGCTGGTAGGGTGTGGTTATGATGGGGGCGACCAGTTTCGATTACCGCGGCGGAGTGAGTGGAGAATCCGGATGGAAGCACCGGTCAAATGCGCAAACTGCTTAAATGCAAACGATAACGAGGCTACCGTAGCTTACGCCCTAGCGGCCTAAGTGAAATGCGTATGGGTTCCACGTGTAAACAGAACGGGCCCACTAATCTTGCACCGATCATGCAAGATAGGATCAAAGTAAGATCCGCCGTACCACCTAATGATGCATTAAGGTGTGGGGTCAAGAGATTCGCTCTTGATACTCAACTCAATCAACAACAAAAGGAGGTAGGTGTTGTCAAATACAAACACTCTACTTGGAGGCGTTATTTGTGCGTCTCTACTACTTGCTGGATTTTCAGCAAGTCCACAGAGTTCGCAAGAACTCATCATCTCACCCCCTGCTCAGGTGAGTCAACAGACGGTCCCGGTCCCATATGAGCAGGTATTGAGGGAGGAAGCTGAAGCTTCTAGGGAACCAGTCAACACAAGATCAGCCAACAGCGCTGAAATCAACTGTCTAGCTCGAAACATCTACTACGAGGCCCGCGGTGAGGGAGTCGATGGCATGCGTGCTGTTGCTCACGTTACTATGAACCGCATGCGCAATGGACAGTTTCGTAACACAATCTGCGGCGTGGTCCATCAGCCATCCCAGTTTTCTTGGGTGAGGCAAGGATACGCATCGCCTCGCGGTCCTCTATGGGCTCAAGCACAAGAAATAGCCGAGCGTGTATATACCGGAGAAGATGCATCGGACAATACACACGGCGCCACCTATTTCCACGCATTCAGGGCTCGTCCTAGCTGGGCAAATAGGTTCAGACGCACAACTACGATCGGAGGCCACGCTTTCTATCGCACTTAAGGATACTAGTATATGTCATTGATTAAGCCTGAGAAAATGGTCGATACGACTCAGTTCTTGCAAGAGGTTGACCAGTTCAGCCGTACCACTTCATGTGGTTACATGGACGCAGTCATCCACATTGCAGGACTTAAGGGCATTGAAATTGAGACGGCTGCTGCGATGATCAAGACCAGCACCAAAGCCAAAGCCTTCTTGCAAGAGAGCGCCGAGGATCTCAACTACATGACGAAAACATCGAGGTTGCCAGTCTAATCGATGAACTCGTTTGATGCTTACGTGATGTACATAGCACTGAAGAGACACTTTTCCTCTTCTTATGACTATGTCAAATATAACGGAAAGGTAAATGTTTCGGTTGCATCTCTCGAGAAGAGACGAGACAAATACTCTTTCACCAAGCTGGCTAAACAGCCAGATCCATTCGGACTAGCAGTCGCCAACCTATTCGAGGACACCTCTAAGTGGGTTGGCGACTTGTTCGATGATGAATCGCAGCGTGTCTACACATCCATGAAGAAGAGGCGAGAGACTCTCTCGTATACCTTCAAGGATCAGCTGCTGTCACTAGACAACTTCAAGGACTCATTCACTGTCGTAGACGGTCAACACCCACCTCTGCTCAAGGCTTATTTGCGTGGTAAGATTGGACCAGAGACAATGATCATCCTCAACAGTCTCGGTGGCTTCTTTGACTCTTGGGATGCCAAGATCACTGAGACGTATCAATGGCCAGAGGTCAGGTTCAAGCTGAATAAGCTCGCACAGTTCTTTGATTTCGATCGTGCCAAGTACAAGAAGATCTTCAAATCAGTCATCGACGAAATGTCCGATTGATTACGAAGACCTAACGGGTCATGCCACCACAAACTCATATATAGATGGTAGCTTCGGTTACACATCCAAACATACATCGAACACATTCATACGGAGAATACAATGTCTTTTGCAGATCTACGCAAACAAAGAGCAAACGCCCTGTCGGACCTGACCAGTGAACTGGCAAAGGTCAATCAGAAGGGTGGCGGTAAAGGATCAGAGGATACACGCTTCTGGACGCCGACCATCGATAAGGAAGGTAATGGCATGGCCATCATCCGCTTCCTCCCCTCCCCAGAAAATGAGACTGTTCCATTCGTTCGCGTCTGGGATCACGGTTTCCAAGGACCAGGTGGCTGGTACATTGAGAAGTCTCGTACGACTATCGGCGAGGATGACCCCGTGTCCGAATACAACTCGGCGCTGTGGGCAACCGGCAATGAGGACGACAAGAAGATTGCCTCGAGCCAGAAGCGCCGTCTAAAGTTCATCTCGAACATTTACGTGGTGAATGACCCCGGCAACGCTGCCAACAATGGCAAGGTCTTCCTCTACAGCTACGGCAAGAAGATCTTTGACAAGCTGAACGACCTGATGAACCCATCGTTCGCCGATGAGACTGCCATCAACCCATTCGACCTGTGGGAAGGCGCCAACTTCCGCCTGCGTATCCGCAAGTTCGAAGGCTATCGGAACTACGACAAGTCCGAGTTCGACAAGCCATCGGCTATTCTGCCATCCGATGACGAACTCGAAGCCATCTGGAAGTCCGAGTATCCTCTGCAGGCGTTCATCGCACCGTCTGAGTTCAAGAGCTATGCTGAACTCAAGGCTCGTCTTGAGAAGGTCCTCGGTTCGGCTACGCCTGTTAGCGCTGAGAAGCGTGAGGCGGTTGCTGAGTCTTATGCCGCTGCTCCAAACTTTAAGGAGCGTGCAGCTGAGTCTGCGCCAGCGGCCATGGCCGATGACGATGATGACGATCTAGCATTCTTTGCACGTCTCAAGGAAGAAAGCTAACCCACCTACGTCGTGGGTCGAGGCTTAAGCCTCACTCGAGAGGGTCCCTTCGGGGACCCTTTTTAGTATGTACTTAATATTATGCTGTCGTATTATGGTGGATAGGAGAATAGATCATGACCAACTGGAAACCTATTGAAGAAGTTGACTTCGACAACCCGATTTGGGTTCTTAAGTATGACATCTTCTTTGCACCAGGTAGTGGTGTCTTCTGCACGGCAGATACTCCCGGAGCACGCAAGTTCACCGACTGCCATGGTTGGTACGATGATGAGGATGAGGCTATTGAGGTGCGCAACCACTTCAGCAATCCTGACCACTACACCATCGAGAAAGTCTACAAGCGGGTGCTTCTGCGCAACAAGCCGGACCCGTACAGTTGCGCCATGTGCAACGGCATTCCGCCGTATCCTGGTTCGCCCTGCGGCATTCAAACCTGCCCATACAAGAAAGCTTAAGACATGTTAACTGTGCAATGGACTGACGGACCGATCAGCGGTTCGACGCCTGAGATTCTGCGTAAGCGGCTCGGCGTAGATGAGATCATGTCTCAAGACCTCAAGGCCATTCGGTCGGCCAACAAGCGTGGAGTGCCGATCTACGGTGACATCTGCCCGTGCGGCCAAGACATTCACGGTGGCAACTATCTCGAACTCGATGAGAACTTCGAGCGACTCGAAGAGAGAATGTATCAGCGGTCTATGGATATCTGATAATGTCTCATATCATGGTTATCATGGCTATCAAGAGAAATAACCATAATCCATCGGTAGGCGGTTATTCTCCTAACGATAAAGACCGGCCACGAGATCAAACACCCAACTACGGTAAACTTCGATATCAAGGAACTGTAGATGAGAAATTCACAATGTTAGAGCGTGATCTTGTAGCGCTCGAGCGTCGTGTTTTTCGTTGTACTTAATATCCATACATCGTATTATGACAATATGAATAGCAACAAATATACCCTCGACGAACTGCATCAGTCGGATGCTTATGCCGACTTCATCCTGGATCATCCTGATGACCGTCCAATCTGCAACGGGGACATGCTCCTCGAAGCAATGGAGGATGGTTATCTGTTCGATGAGTTTCTCGCCTCGATTGGATATGAAGAATGAGCTTTATTAGTGAAATGCCTGACGACCCGAAGGCAGCCGTGCAGTATTTGGACAACGCATTCCAAGCCGCCTGCCTGCAAGGCGACATGGACTTT